TGATGTTTCAGATTCAAATAATTCGTATTATGTCGTTCTTGGACTCGCGAACCCAACTCAGGTTGGTTTTGGTAGGAGTTCTAATTGGGATAATTCAACCCCATATCCAGTAGATGATTTTAATTATTCTAATCATGTTCGTGATACCATGCTTTTTGGTAAGAAAATTACCAAAGACAATATCAGAAGATTGATTAGAAGAGTTGACTGGACGCAAGGTACAATTTATGAAATGTACCGACATGATTACAGTATTCAATCTCCATCTCCTGTAACTAACTCTACTAGGTTATATGATGCAAACTACTATGTAATGAACTCAGACTTCCAAGTCTATATTTGTTTGCAGAATGGTTCTTCAGGTATCAATACTGTTGGTAATCAATCTCTTGATGAACCAACTTTTACTGATCTTGAACCATCTAAAGCGGGTAATAGTGGAGACGGTTATGTTTGGAAATATATGTATACTGTATCACCTGGAGATATTATTAAGTTTGACACATTAGAATATATCCCGATACCAAATGATTGGGAAACGGTTACGGGTCCTGTTGCAGCGGTTAGAGATAATGGAAACTCAGATGTAAACCTGAACCAAATTAAAACAGTTTATATTGAAAAACAAGGTGCGGGATATGGTATTGGGCAAAACCAACCCGTTGATATTCTTGGTGATGGGACAGGAGGAAAGGCAGTTCTATCTGTAGATTCCTCAGGTAAAATTACTAGTGCCACTGTATCATCTGGTGGTAGTGGTTATTCTTTTGGTATTGTTGATCTATCTTCAATTAATACTGGATCTATTACTGACAGAGCGTTCTTAATTCCAATCATCCCACCAACAAAGGGACATGGTTTTAACGCATATAATGAATTAGGTGCTGACAAAGTTTTAATTTATGCTCGTTTTGACGACATTGGTGATTTCCCAACTTCTACAAAATTTGCACAAGTTGGTTTACTTAAGAACCCACTTTCTGTTGGTTCAACATCAGTTCAGTCTTCAAATTCATTTAGTTCTACAAATGCGATAGTTTTAAATACAATTTCTGATATTACACAAATTACAGTAGGATCTAAAATTTCTCAAACTATCGGTACTGGTGTTACTGCCTTTGGATGGGTAACATCTTTCGATAATACAACAAATGTTGTTAGATACGCTCAAGACAGATCTTTATACTTTAATCAGGCTACAACAAATCAAGAAGATGACCCATTTGCGTCTCGTCAATCTTTCATCAAACATGATTTTACAAGTGCTGTAGCAAACGTCACGATTGGTTCTGCAAGTTGCACAATCAACACGGGATTTACTGGTATTAATACAACAAGTACTTCAGGTGCTCTAGTCGATCTAGGAATTAACTTCACAAGTGGTCTTTCTGGTCCAGAAATTGAAGTTTCATCTGGTGAGCTTATATATATTGATAACAGGCAAACCGTTTCGAGGAACCTGAGACAAAGAGAAGACGTAAAAATCGTACTGGAATTTTAATCTGAGACAATGCCACAAAGAACCAATTTAAATATAAATCCATATTATGACGATTTTGACGCAGAAAACAATTACTATAGGGTATTGTTCAAGCCTGGTTTTCCAGTTCAGGCTAGAGAATTAACTACGTCTCAATCTATTCTTCAGAATCAGATTGAAAAATTTGCTAGACATACTTTCAAAGACGGATCTGTTGTAATACCTGGTGGAGTTAGTTATGATTTTGATTATCAATCAATTCAGATTGAATCAACTTTCCTTGGTTTAAATGTTAGTGATTATATTTCATCTTTTGTAGGAAAAGAGATTAGAGGTCAACAAACAGGTCTTGAAGCAAAGATTGTAAATGTTCTTCTATCTTCGCAAACATCGAGTGGTAATATTACTCTTTTCATAAAATATACTTCAGGTACAGCTAATAATGAAGTAGGTACTTTCCAAGATGGAGAGACTTTAATTACTGAAGAAAACGTTGTATATGGAAATACAACTATTTCTAGTGGAAACACTTTTGCAGTTACTATTGCAACAAATGCTGCACAAACAGGTTCTGCTGCTCACGTAGATGCAGGTACTTTCTTCTTCAGAGGTTATTTTGTTGATGTTAAAAAACAAACAGTAGTTCTAGACGAAGCCGACGATAGCCCTTCATACAGAGTTGGTCTTCAAATTAGTGAAGAAATTGTAAACGCAAAGCAAGATAATACATTATATGATAATGCAAAGGGTTTTACTAACTTTGCTGCTCCTGGTGCCGATAGATTTAAAATACAAACTACTTTAGTTAAAAAGAGTCTTACTGATCTTAACGACTCAAGTTTTATTGAACTTTTAAGAATTGATGAAGGTGTACTTTTAACAGTACCTAATAAACCACAGTATTCTGTTATTAAAGATTATATTGCTGAAAGGGATTTTGAAAAAACTGGTAACTTCTTTGTTGAACCTTTTGATATCACTTTCCATGAATGTTTGAATAATAGAAGAGGTAATAACGGTCTATTTTATGATAATCAAGTAACTGATGAGGGTAATGTTCCTTCTAATGACTTAGCTTGTGTTTCTATTGGTTCTGGTAAAGCATATGTAAAAGGTTACGATATTAATAGACCTGTTGCAACAATTTTAGATATTCCAAAACCAAGAACAACTCGTAAAGTTGAAGATGCTTTTGTTCCATATAATCTAGGTAGTCAAGTTCAAGTAAATAATGTCTACGGACATCCTGCAATAAAAAGAGAAATACAATTATACAGTCAAAGATTAGGTGCTAATGGAACTACTCTTGCTGGTGAAAGAATCGGTGATTGTAGGTGCTATTCTTTTAATTTAACTTCTGGAGAATACTTATCTGCTAGAACTCCATTTACATTATTTGTTTATGATGTAACATTATATCAAAAGTTGCATCTTGCTAATCCTCTCAGTGCTGCTCAACTTCCTGCTGGTGCATATATTACAGGTCAATCTAGTGGTGCATCTGGATATGTAACCGCAGCTGGTACTGGAAGTGCTAAAATATTTGTAAGAGATACAAGTGGAACTTTCATCCAAGGTGAAACAATTTATATTAATGGTATTAAAGAGAATGCTAGAAAAACTTTAGATGTAAGAGTATATGATAGCACTGATGTAAAATCTGTTTACCAACAAGCTTCTGCATTAGGTCTACAGGCAGATTTCTACGGTGATGTACTTTTAGTCGGTCAACCTGTTCCTGGATTTAAAGAAACAGACCAGTTTAATATTACCGCTGCTGGTAAAGTATCAATTAATAGTAAGACTCTTACTGGTATTAAAACAGATTCTTTACTTGCCGTTCAGCAAGTTGGTTTTACAACAACTACTTTGTATAGAGTAAAAGATATCGCAAAAACTGGACTTGAAGTTACTATAGAAGCAACCACAGATGTTGTTGGAATTACTACTGGTGGTCTTCCTGCAGCGGATATTACATCAACAATTATTGCATTTACACCTATTGTACAAAATATTAATCAGGATGAGATGTATGTTGCTCTTCCACAAAGTGATGTTGCAACAGTAGATTTAAAAAATTCAAGTCTTGAGTTCCATACCCAACTTGGTGCATTAGCAACTAATGGTTCTGGTGAAATGACAATCACTAATACTAGTGGTGTTCAAGGTGCTATATTTGAAGCATTTGATGAAGAAAGATATAGTATTGTTTATTCTGATGGTCTTATTGCAACAATAACAGAAAATAAATTTGAATATAACAGTGGTTCAAATACAATCACAATTAAAGGTTTAAGACCATCTCAAACTAACGTTGTTGCCAACGTTGTGATGAAGAAACCTCAGTTTAAGGCAAAAAGTAAGGTTGTTAATAGATCACAAATCGTAAATATTACTAGATCTGCAAATAAACAATCTGGACTTACAGCAAATAACAGTTTAAATGATGGTTTGTCCTATAGTACATTTTTTGGAACTAGAGTTCAAGATAAGAAAATTTGTTTAAATTATCCAGAGGTTATTGAAGTTCTTGCTGTTCATGAATCTTTTAATTCTGATGCACCTACATTTGATAAACTAAATCTAACTTCTGTAGAAAATGTACAGACTAGTGCGATTATTGGTGAAAGTATTATCGGTTCTAGTAGTAAAGCAATTGCAAGACTTGTAGGAAAACCTGGTGCTTCTCAAGTAGAGTTTGTATATTTAACTGATGCTAGATTTATTGTTGGGGAAGATATTTCTTTTGATGAGAGTGATATTGTTGCAAGTATTGATAGTATTGTTAACGGAAGTTATAAAGATATTACCTACAGATATTCATTAAATAATGGTCAAGAACATGCGTTCTCCAACTATGCTTCTCTTACTAGAAGTGCTAGTAGCGGTCAACCTCCAACTAGACAATTAAAAGTTGTATTTGATTATTACTCTGTTCCTTCTGGTGATGATGGTGATGTTGTAACTGTAGATAGTTACCCACAGTCTGTGTTCAGAGGATTGATCCCAGATATGGAGTCTGAAAGGGATGGTTCCACTACTGGTGGTACAAACGTCTTAGACTTTAGACCTGCTGTCGCCATATATGATCCAGCAACTGCAACAGCACCTCCATTTAGTTTTGCATCTAGAGACTTTGGTGCTCTTGATAAACCTGCTCTACCTCTAGCAGTTGGGGAAGGATCTGTTGTAAGTTTTGAATATTACTTAGCAAGAAAAGATAAACTTTTCTTGAATAAAAATGGTGATCTATCGCTCGTTCAAGGTGTTCCTGGTGAAGGTGACCCTGATGATTTAGATTCTGACAATATGTTATTGGGTACTATCAGTTTACCTGCATATACAGATGAAACTGATTCTATTGATATTGATTTAGAAAACCCAAGAAGATATACTTTTGCTGATATTGCTAAATTAGATAATAAAATTAGTGCTCTTGAAAGTGCAGTTACTCTTTCTATGTTAGAAGAGGAAACAAAAAATGTTGACATTAGAGATGCAACTGGTAAAGCACGATTCAAAAATGGTTTCTTTGCTGATAATTTCCAAACTAGTGAACAAATTGATGATGACCACCCAGATAATAAGTGTGAACAGACTGATGAAGGTAGCGGTACAATTACACCATTACCATCAAATGCATCTTTAAAAACATTAATTGTAACTAAAGAAGAAACAACTTCTGCTACTTACGATAGTACGATTGATTATGACCTTTTAGACGAGAACGTTGTTAAACGTGGTGACCTCTTGATGCTTAAGTATGAGGAGAAAGAGTGGGTAAAACAACTTGCAGCAACTGGTGTAAGTAATATCAACCCATTTAACGTTATTACATGGGCAGTTGCAATTACACTAAAACCAGATATTGATAGTTGGTCTAGAAAGATTCAGACTCAGCAGACTGTAAAGATTAAAGGTAAGCAAAAAACAGTAAAGGTTGTTACTAAACGTTATAAGTGGGTTCGTACTGGTTACTGGTGGGGCTGGTGGGGTCGTTGGCGTTGGTATTGGCGTCGTTATAGATGGAGATGGTGCCATTGGCATTGGGGGTACTACTGGTATCGTCGTGGTTGGAGATATGGATATTGGTGGCGTTGGGGCTGGTACAGATATCGTTGGAGATACGGCTATTGGGGCTGGTGGGGCTGGGGGCACCGTTGTATGCGCCGAGTTGCTACTTACACCACTACTTACAAGAAAGTTGACGTACCAACGCCAACACCCGCAGATAAGGTCGAGAAGATCAAGTCGCAAGCGGAAGAGTATATGCGTTCTAGAAACGTACTTGTTGATGCGCTGTCTTGTAAACCAAAGACTAGGTATTACCACTTCTTTGATGGAAGTAATACTTTGGATATCGTACCAAAACTCCTTGAAATCAAGGATGTTACAGGTGCATTCAAAATTGGTGAAACTGTAATTGGTAAGAGTGGAAAGGCAAAAATTAAGTTCAGAGTTTGTACACCTAACCATAAGAGAGGTAAGTATAACAAACCAGATAGAACTTATAGCATAAACCCATACAATACTGCACAGAATATTCCTACGACATATTCTAAGTCTTCAACAATTCTAAACGTTGACGTTGCTTCCATGGCGGAAGAGGCACAAGGTTCATTCAGTGGATATGTTGTTAATGACATGTTACTGACTGGTCAACAGTCTGGTGCTACTGCAAAGGTAAGTCAGATTCGTTTGGTTTCTGATAAGTTTGGTGATATCCAAGCATGCTTCTTTATTAGAGATCCTCTTGCAAATCCTGCACCTCCAAACAGATTTAAGACAGGTACTAAACAATTTGTTCTTAATACTGATATTAATAACACTAAAGCAATTCCTGGATCTACAAAGATCTCC